GTGCCAGTCTGACCATATCGCTACCCATCCCATTACCGGCATCTCTTAGACGTAATTTGATTTCATTGAAATTCATCTCGTATCCGTGGGTTTCAAGGAAGTTAGATACCTGCTCCATTCTCTGTTCGGCGCTAGAGATGATTACAGTTCCGCCTGAGATACTAACTGCGATATGACCCTCGCCTGAGCTTCTTAGGTTGGCGACGCCGACGGTCTTGGCGTCGGGGCAGATGGCACGGACAAAGCCAGGGCGATCCTTTGTGCAAAGGATGTCCAAGGCGCCGTCAATGCCCCTGCCAAATGGCAAGGCCACGGACACGGCAAAGGCCGCGCCGTCAATATCAGCTCTCTTTGCTTGGGCGCCGATAGCGTAATTGCCTCGGTTGTCCTTAGATTTGGTTACGTGGTCGATGGTAAGGATGCCTGCGCCACCGACACGAAGCGGGCGAAGGACAGTCTGTGAAAACGTTGTTGCATCTTTATTCTTCTCTAAATCTAGGTTCATCAGGTTCATCGCTGCATTGACCCCATCTACAACTATCAAGGTCGGCAGGTAGGCCATAATCTCGGTTCTCATTAGCTCTGCAACGCCTGGACTTATATTCTGGTCAGGGTTTGCATATCTAAACATCTTGAATTTATCTGTCGGCACCCGCATTGTCTTTAATCGGTTGATGATGCCTCTCGCGCTATCTTCAAAGTCTAGGTAGAAAACGATGTTGTTCTTCTCTAACTCCTGCCTTACCGCCTCAAGTGCCAGCCAAGTCTTACCTGATTCGCTCTCGCCAAAGATGGCATTTATCTTGCCGGCATAGAGCAGGTTATTCCCATCTTCCCTGCGAAGCATTGTCGGCGGGTTCTCATCAGCAAGGTTTATATCTGAGAGCTGCTTTGGTATCCAAGATGACTCGATGACTTCGCCATCCTCATTATGTAGCTGAACCATTGAAGGCGAATGAATTTCTAGGCTTGAAAGTTCTTGCCTTTCGCTTCCATATCCTTGCGCTCTTAGGGCTTTGGCGGCCTCTGAGAAGTTGCCTTGATGTTCAACTAGGGCAAAGACGGCAAACTTACTGTATGAGCGTTCTTGCTCAAATATCGTTGATGAGGAAAAGACATAGAACTTATCGATGCCTGCGTGATTGGTAGTTGCGCTTATACCTTCACTCTTGCCAGGTCTGCGCCAAGCAGTGACACCAGCCTTGTTGGTATGCACCTTGCTCCAGCCCAAGGGTTCTAGTATCTGATCCCAAGTTACTTTGGCATTGTAATCATCGCCTGGGGTTAGTCCTTCGCCTTTAGGCTTTAACTCTTCTTGGATGTTTTCTTGCTTAGGGATTGCATCAAAGGTTGCAAATAATGAATGTAATTGGTTGCGCTCGGCAACTGTCAGGGTCGGTATTGACTTCGGCCCGCCAACTAGAATTGTCCACGCTCCGCCTGACGGATGGCAGGTGCCATTTGTCGGTGCGACAATGACGAAGCCGCCCTCGCCTCTTGTTTCGGCTAAGACATCGATACCGCCATTCTCCCCTGGCTTTCGGGCAAGTTTGGTATTACCTGGCACATCACCATCAAGGCGATATAGCCAGTGCAGGCCGCCTGACGGGGTAATTTCAACATAGCCATTGTTGATTCGCTCCCATATTTCGCCAAGGCCAGCGTTGCCTGCCATCTCTTTTAACTCAAGGTGCATCTTGTCGGCGACAGCTCTACCTTCAAGCTCTAGCATCTCAAGGTTGCCTGAAACTTTGCCACAGATGACACCGACACCTTGGGCATCTGCAAACCAACGCATAAGTTCATCTGTTGCAGGCCTTCGCTCTTGATATTGCTTCCAAGAATCAAGTCCTGGCCTCTTTGAGCCATCAGTTGCTACTGGCACAACCGAGATGCTTTGGTTAGCAAACTCTAAAGCTGTTAAGAGTATGTCTGTTTTCATCTTTCCCCCGTTTTTACTGCTTTTGGATATGCAATCACCTTGTAACGCAATTTTGCTAAAAGTTCTTTTCTCCGTTTTGTTGAAGCATTGAAATAAATATAGCGATGCTTTCTCGGCCTTTGAATCCAAGAAACAGCATCACCATATTTCTCAATGACTTGCCTGTTTGTAAGTCCATTGGCAAAAGTTGCGTGATGCTGATTTTCTAAACCCTTTACTTTGGGATCAGTAAATTTGGCACTTAATCCTGTGTAATAAAAATTTGATGCTTGATAAACATAGCCAATATGACCTTGGCTCGTATCAGCATAAGACACAATAATTTCACGATTTACTTTTTTGATGCTATGACCTATTAAAAAACTTTCCCCATTGCGGGGAACTAAATCGCTAATCCATAAACGGTTTAACTCAAAAACATTATGAGCTTCATCAGGCCCGCAAATTCCTTTTAATAAAGTTGAACTAGGTGGCACTCCATAAGTAATCACTCCGACGGGATTAGTTTCTATTCCATTAAATAAGCCAAAAGCGAATGAGATTGGGCATTTTCGTTTCAAATAATGAAAATTTACTATCTTTTCAATGGCAGCCGCATATTCAATTGGGCGTACTTGGTAATTTTGGAGCGATGAAGTCGGAATTGAACCGCTATCTGACGACTGGAACGCCGTCTGTGTTGCCATTACACCATCATCGCAAAGCTCTTGAGTTCTCATATCGACCACCATCCCCTAATCGTTCCGCCTAGCGGGCAGATATTCCAATCTGCCTTTCCATCTGCTATCCATTGCCTATGTAATCTGTTCTGCTCTTGCCAATCTGTTTCGTGGGTGTCACGGCCACAGTCAGGGCATATTGCAGCTCCGATGGTTTCGAAGATATGGCGACAGGGCTTCTCTTCCTTCAACTGTTGAGGGGTCATTATTCACCTCTAAATATCCTTCGAGTTTCAACTGTTCGACAATTGCAAGACCCATCTGAAAAGGTGTATCAGGCAAAGCCATTTCATATAATCGCCACAAGATATTGGCAATCGCTCCTTCGGGCGAATGGCGGCTCACAACAACCGAGCCTTCATCTCTTGGATTGCGAACTCAATGCGAGCCTTAGCAATTGGCAGGTATTCATCGGTCAATTCAATTCCGATAAACTCAAAACCTTCATACATTGCAGCCTTGCCAGTTGAACCGCTACCCATAAAAGGATCAAGAACAATTCCCTTTGGCGGTGTCACCAAGCGACAGAGATAGCGCATTAGCTCGGTTGGTTTCACTGTTGGGTGATGGTTAACCTTTGCGGTGTTAGTGCGATTTCTCGGATTTGAGCCACCGACCCCGCCTTCTTGCCTGCCATCGTGATCACGCTTAGCCTCAAACCCATCGAGGCCCTCATTCCTGTCGCGCTTGCTTGCCTTGGCGCAGTAGAAGAAGCGAGCGGCACTGCCACTGTCGCCGTATCCAATATCTTGTCCTACCTCAGCAAGAGTGTTGGCAAAACCTTTTCCATTTGCGTAAATATCGCTTCCGCGCCCTCGAACTCCTTTGCTTATATTTGTGTTTGTAGGAAACAACGCCACAACCTCGTCACTGCCATCATGAATGACATTGGCGGGCCAACGGCCTTGATGTGTTGAGCCACCATTGTCATTGACTCCGCCCTCAAAAGAACCTGCAAAACCTTTTCCATTTGTGGTGACAATTTCTTCGTTGCCAACCCGACTCGCATCAATGTTCAACCCGCCAGTGCCATAGGTCAGCACATTGGCGGCGACAGTGCCGATGAGAGGTTTGCGGGCAACAACGATGGGTTCGTGCGCTGGCTTTAGCGCCGTTCCCCAGCCTTGCCATTGCTTCGCCTCGATAGTTGTTGGTTCTAATTCTGAAAGAAAATCTCCTTCAGCAATTTCCGTATAATCAGCAGGGCGGTTATCGTGAAATTCGTTTGCGGCATAAAGACCATTTGCGTCACGCCGTTTAGTTTTTTTCCCTTGTAATTTCTTAAATTGAGTTTTGTTGGCACTTCCTGTTGTAAGTGTTGCCTCAATCGCTTTACTAACATTCATAGACTTGGGAAACCCACTGCCATAAATCCACATAATCTGATCGCG